TGAATCATAATCCCCATCAGGGTATGAAAGATTGCTCTCAACGTTCACGTATGGACCAGCAAAAGCTGCACCAGCGAGAAGGAATGGAGATGCTGCTACTGCAGCGATTGTTGATTTGATAGACATGTAAATTTTACCTATATGTTTACTTGCGGAGTGATTACCCGCAGATGTTGGATAAGTTTTCCTTATCGCATAATATAATTTATCACCACAATACATAAAAAGTCAAGGGGCTTGTGACAGTTTGCGATCAGTATTGCTTATGAATCAGTTAAGATAAATTAATGACCCAGTGACCTTAACGATTCCTGCTGCCTGAAGATCTAGTGTAGACTTAGAATCAATCGTTGCTTTAGCAGCATCCAGCTTGAAGTCAGCAGATTCAACATCCAATTGTGCTGTTTTCACAGTGGTTTTAGCAGATTCTAACCCTAAATCAGCACTTCTAATATCCATAGGACCTGGCGAATTAATTGCAACACCAGCAACACCAGAGTACATTGCATTTGTTGTTGTGGTTACTTTAAGACCATAAGTTCTATCTTTTATTAATAAACCAGCACCACCTATAGAACTTATGTGTATATTTCCTATCGCTCTTAAAGCATAATCACCAAGAACTTTATGGTTAATACAACCAGCTGAAACTATATTTGTGGAAGATCGTGGATCAAATTTGATATCAGAAGATTCTCCTGCACCAAAATTCATATCCTGTCCTATTGTAATTTCTTTCTTATTAATCTGTGCTTTAGTAAAAGATGCTGCTGCCATCTCTATATCACCTTGAGCTTGTATTTTAACAGACTGTCCATTAAGAACTAACTCTTCAGTTGCTTCAATTAAAACCTTTGCTGCTTTGAGATATCGTGTACCACCAATGGTTTCTTCTACAATATCTCCATAAGCAAGAACATTTAATGCTTGTCCTTCATTATCTGATCCACCAACATTATATTGAATATTAGATCTTTCATAATGTATTTGTTGTTGACCATATGTTTTGATACCCAACATACCAGTACCAGCAATATCAGTCTTCTCTCCTGTTATAATTCTAACGTTACCTTTATTGTTTAATACAATAGCAGAATCTGCTGGTCCATCAATCCTAAGTGCACATGTTAGATTGTCTGGTAACATTCTCTCATAGATCTCTGATCTAGTAAGACTTCCTTTCCAAACAGTCCTAAACTTCGGACCACTTGATAATTCCTGAGTTTCATCAGGGGTAGTCTGTTTAAACAGATCAGTTGGATATGTAGAAGCAGGGAATTCTAAAGTCATTATGGACAATCAATATACTGACCAGTACCAATCTTAGTAGCACCAACTGTTGCTAGTGCATTTGTATCTAGACATGCTAATGATGGTAATAGTTTAGCACCATAACCACCACCTCCTACAATATTAATTGTAGGGAATCTATCAAATGTTATTTCTCTGTTTAATATACGAGCACCAATAACAAAACCATCATCATTTATAACAGCTTCTGCAATACCTAATTCACCATTAACATATAAATCAGGTGCTGTAGTATATCCTATACCTGGTCTAAGAATAGTAAATGCATCTATTATACATCTTACACCTTTATCTTTTGCTAAATTCTTTCTATATCCAAATCCTGAGGATTGAACTCTTATCTCTGTTAAGAATCCATCTGAATCTAATAGACCAGTAGCAGTTGCACCACTACCTTCACCACCAATAAACACATAAGGTGGTTCTGCCCAAGGATCACCAGGACTATCAACAGGTATTTCTATAATACCACCACTATCATCTGTTATAACATCTCCTATATCAACAGTTGGTGGTCTAAAGTCTTGGAACACAGTCTCAGGAGAGTCACCTAGACCATCATCATAATCATCAATAGTTAGATCATCTGTAGTAATAAGAACATCAACAGATGCACCTTTACCTGTAATACTAAAGATTAAAGTCTCTTCATCTTCAATTGTACTATCATCTGCAATTCCAACAGTTACCTTGGAATTATTGTTATTAATAATAAAACTACCAGTTAACTGACCACCTATAATATCATTACTGGTTATATTTGTTCCTGATAGGTTATAGTATGCAAGAGATCCATCTTCAACATTAGTTGTGGTAATAGTATAAATTATAAATGCATCTTCAGGACAAGTAGTTCTATTAGCAACTACAGTATAAGTTGGTGTAGGATCTATACCAGTATCATCTCCACTACCATCATCACCTGGTGGATCATCTGGGAAATTATCTTCACTTGGGTCATCAATAGGTTCAAAAGGATCTACTGGATCTGCAATATATGGATCATATGGTTCTTTAAGATCTTTTTCAATGATCGTACCTTTACCAATGTTATTCGTAAACATCGTCATAATATCACTATCATCAACAGGAGAATTAGTTCTTAACCTTATAAAGAAAGTTTCTTCAAACTCTTGAATTGAATCAGTTATTGTTTGTACAGTAATAGTCTTCTCTGTTTCTCCTTTATTAAATCCAAGAATTCCATCCTCTTTCAAATAATCAACTCCAACAGTAGCTGTACCTTGTTTATCAAGAGTTTTATATGTAACTGAAGAAGATGCTTCTAGATAACCACTTCTAGTTACAGTAAATACAGCAGCATCACCTTCAGTAACTTCAATATTATTAATATTATAAACCACCTTCTTTTGAGCAGGTAGTTTAGGAACACCACCTGTAAATCCAACTGTAGTTACATCTAATGGTTTGCCAGTATATGCATCCTCACAAACATATTGTGTGTAATCTGCAGGTGTATCACCAAAAAGATTATCTAAACTTGATAATAAACCATCTAAGAAACCTTCTTCATCATCATCCTCCTTCTTCTCTCCAGTTGTGCATACTGTCTTCCACTTAGCACATGTTTGATCTGGACCTGAGCAAGAAATACCAAGAAGTTTTAAAACATAATTAATTGCATTACCAATAAGATTAAAGGGAGCTGCTATTGCTCCAAGAATATCGCTCAATGGACCTAAAATGCTATTAAGCAATTCAGTCAATAACTGTTGGATCTTAGAAATAATACCATTAACTAACTCATCAACCTGACATATTGCATTACGATATATCTGACTAAGATAACTCATCAATACATTGGTTAACCATGCTGCTAATCTATCTCCAAGATCTGCCATCTTACAACCAAGATCTTTAAGCATCTTGTTAAACCACTCTGTAACTGGAGTAAGAGCGTTTCCTTTTTCATCAGGACGTAATATTGCTTTAACTAATGCATCAACTGCCTTTTGTAGCATTGATGCAATATATCCTTTTATTCTTGCTAGAAATTCACGTACAATATAAGTTGCTTTATTTACTGAACTTCTAGCTTTACCTATACCATTAGTAAGTCCACCAGTATACTTGTTTACATAATAAGTTCCAATATTACCACCACTATCCTGAACATCTTTCAATAATTGACCTATAACTCCAGACATCTTAGATTTAAGATCTTGATCCTCACATTTCTTTGCCGTCTCTTGACACCATTCTTCTTGTTTAACAGACGCTTTCTTCTTTTCTGCTAGATCAACTCTTTGATTATCATTAGTATCTGTACTACCATCAGATAGTCCACCACCAGATGTATTTACTTTTCCATCATCCTTTTTCTCACAAAATGGATTTCCATCAGTTGTTGGATTTATTGCATTACTATCCGTCTTTAACGCAGTTACAAATCTGTTATCGTTACTAGGATCTTCCTCATTAATAACAGTTGTAGAACCTGGCACCTGACCAATAGAACCCATGATTATGGGTTTCTGTTTATCATTATCCAAATAAAAACCAATGACCCAACATCCTGGAATTAATTGTGGATGTGCTCCACCAGTATTTCCAGGCATGAAGGGTACATTGACAGGCATCATCACAGTTGCCCATGGCAAATTTTTAGTAGGCAGAAGGTTCTTATCCTGAGGATGATCCCCAACGATTGCTACTTTATAACGGTAACCACCTTTGTTGTTTTCCTCATCAGAGGCAGTACCTTCTATTTGCCCAACCCACCAATTGAATCCATCAGATCCAATCCGATTGGCTGGTATCAACTGTGATAATTTCTGATCCATTTAATCATCGTATACTAGGCATTCTGGTTCGTCTGGATGCATCTCACAGAATAGTTCAATAGCATTAGGATCATGATGATCTCCTGCTTCTATCTCTTCTTGGTGATGCTCTCTGTACACTTCTAACTCATGCAACTCTTCGTTGATGTGTCTACGTGCAGCAGGACTTGTTGTTGGGTCATCTAAAATGTCCCTATCTTTTTTTATGTGATCTTCTATAGTTTTCATAATAGGAGTACCTACTTATATGATTATTTAGTTCCATGTCCAGAATCTAAGTCCTTCATACCATAAGAGTCTCTCATAAGACGAAGGGTTGTAAGAAATCTTCCATTTGTACCGATAGTTCTGTCATATGTATGAGTTGCCTCTTGAATGAGGTATAATCCACTACTCTCTTTATCAAATGGTTGTTTCTTAGCTTCTTTATCTGGTAACTTGTTTACTAGTCTAACATCAATTTTGTCTCCTGCACATATTTCAGCATTCCCAGGTATTACGATACTACATTGTTGATTCTTTAACAATTGATACCTTGCAAGAGACTGAGCTGCATAAAATTTTTGCCAATCTGCAAATTCAGTTGGTTTATTTGCACCATCCTTAGTTTCTATAGAAGCAATATTTGGATCATTATACCAAGTTTCATGATCCAACATTATAGACATAACCCTTGAGTGTTGATCAGATAGTTCAGTTTGGTTCACAGGTATCAAAGATACACTTTCTTGTCCACCAAGATGTGCCATATTATCATAACTACTCTTAATTTTATAATTATACTCTTCATATTGACCAGTAGAATGATTAAAGAACACTACTTTACTAGCATACTTCCCTTTTCTTAAGGATGTCATTAAATCAATTTCAGAATCAAATATAGATTCATATATGGTAAATCTATCATCAGCACCATCATCCTGATTACCCACTTTTTCTACATATGGTCCCCATGATTCAGCTTCAAGTTTTGGAGCAGCGAATGTACCACCTTTCTCATCACATAAAGCATCAACAGAAAAGAAATTATATCCTCTTCTACTCTCCCAGAAGAAAAATCCACTAGATCCTCTAATCTCCTCTATACTTTCATCATTAGAGGTATTAGAATTATTTGTACTCTGATATGTTCCTTTAGTAGAAACAGCCTTAATTGCTAATGAAGATATAATATCAAAAGGTCTCCTTCTATTAGGAAGGAATTTAACCTGAAACTTAGATGGTTCAGAGAAAAATGTTTTTGATGAATTTAATGATTTTTGTACTAATTTTTCAACAATTTGCTCTGGATTACCTTCCTGACGAGTTAATACTCTTATACCTTCATTGACAAGAGCTTCTTCTGATATTAAACCTACAGTATATGCCTGTTGTTTCTGTCTTGCATAACGATTACCAATTTTCCAAATAACAAAACTATATTCAAACGCTTCATCTCTAATACTAGTATCAACTTGAATTAACACCTTTTCACCACCCTGAATAGGCATACCTTGTAATAATCCACCACTATCAACTACTTCCATTGTTGCAGAAATAAATGGAGAAGTAATATCTTCAACATAATTAACTGCAGCAACCAGTTGCTTAATTTCTATTGGTTTGTCTTTACCTTGAGGAAATATCCTTACAGACTTCAAACGAAAATCTGTATTAGACTGAAATTTTGACATTATGCTAATGACCTCAATCCCAATTCTTGAAATACAGCAGTTCCAGTATCAGAGGAACTAATACCAAAAGGCATAGATGGTGTAGCATTACCACCAGTATTTGATCCAGAACCCATTTCAGAACCAGTATAATAATTATTGATTATATTCACACCACCAACTGACTCCATAGAAGCTAATCCTAGTGCATTTGCATCACTATTTTCACCAGGTCCAAGAGAATTAAGCATTTGACCCTCTAAATCTTTAGTATTCTTACTCTGATTAAAAACTCCTCTTAGTGTGCTATTAGTCTTAGTTGGTTGACCATATTCATTTCCAGGGAAAGATGCCCATACTGGAGAAAGTTTATTAATAACATCATCACTTAAACCTTCTGATCTAAGAAGTTCAGGAGTTACTCCCTTTTCTCTAGCTAAGAACAATGCTAATTGATCTTGAAAATCTGGTGTAAACATCTGTGTAGAAGTATCAACTCCCATTCTTTGAGCATGTTCCTTAAGATGAGTAAATTGATATTTACCAACAGCAGCAGAATTTCCACCATCAAACTGACCAAGACCTGCTTTCAAAAATTCACCTTGTAAGTCATGCATCTGATCAATTGTTCTTCCAGATAAATCACCACCATAATTTTGATGACCAAACCATGTATTATATCCTGGATTTCCTTCAGCATATGATATGGTATTCAATAATGCTTTTTCCTTATTATTATTTTTACCAAAGAAACCACCTCCAGCAACTTTATTAGCATCAGGTCCACCAAATTGTCTATTAAGATCTAAAAAATGTTCTGCACCAAGTGCATCAACAGTAGGTTTATTAATAACAACTTCACCAGGAGTAAGTAATGAAGGAACACTGTCAACCTGACCACCATTACCATATCCTTTAACCAAACCACCTGTATTAAAAGGTGTCATTCCCATATCTCTACCAATCAATGCAGCATCAATTCCAACAGATGCAGCAGTTCCAAAACCTGGAACTGTTGATGCAGCACCAGATGCTAATTCCAGACCAGCACCTGTCCAATCACCTGCCATCGCTCTTTGAGCAGCAAATATAGCACCAAGACCTAATCCAAGTAAAGGAACTTTCTTTGCCAATGCTTTTCCTAAACCTTTTTTCAATATACCCTTTCCTGTTTGTTTAATTCCAAGTTTTGCAGTTTGTCTTACACCAAATTTTTTAATTGAATTTTGAGCAGTTTTACTAACAAATCGTTTTGCAAATTGTCTTC